AATTAATACTTGCCAATCAACAGGCATCTTAATTGTTTTGTTTCCTATTTCTAATACAACCGCGGGTGCATTGAATGACTCTAAAAAGATGAGTGGAATGTAATGATAGTCTACATTCAGAGGGTTTGAGTTATCCAAGATAGCAAATCGTAAATCATCTACCTCATCTGGTAGTGTTTCTAAATCGTATGCCTGGTTGTCTAGTGTTAATATTTTCATGTCTTTATTATAACTCCTCTGTATGTTATTTTCAATTTAAATGGTAACTTCAATATTTTAATTTTTCTATTGCAAACGGATAGTTTGCTTCTTTGTAAAATGCCTTACGAGAAGTTAAATGTCGTTTAGCAAATCTGCATGAACTTGTTAAGTCCCAGATTTGAACAAAGTCTTTATCGTCTGCTTTACGAATGCCACGACCGATAGACTGTATGACACGAACAAAACTTTTACCTGGTTCAATGAGTACAAGATTAAAAATCCTAGGAATGTTAATACCAGTACTAGCCACGCCATAAGTAGCAATGATAACTTTATTAGTAGCAGTGGATACCTCATCATATTCTTCTTTTCTGTCATTGACTTTCATGCCTCCTGATACAAATACTGCATCATCTAGTCGTTCTACAAGTGCATGTCCTGCATTGATACGATCAACCAAGACAAGTGTATTACCTGTTTCTTTTATTTTATCTACTAACTCTGCCAACTTATCTAATCGTTTAGAATCTGAGAGTAAGTGTTTTAGTTCTGCTTGATAATTACTAAACTCTTGGTCGTCTTGTAATTGTACAATGTTCACATGACATTTACTTAAGACACCTTGATCTTGTAATTCTTTTGCAGATAGTTTATTAGTGACTGGACCTAAACTTACTTCCAATGCCATTCTTTCATATTCTGCTTTGGGAACAGTACCAGTCAGTCCCCATCGTATGGGAACATGTGACATGACGCCTGTTAACAGTGCCTTCAATGCATCTGCTTTAGCCATGTGTACTTCATCTACCATTACGCAAACAACACCTTCAATGAATTCATCGATAGTGCAGTCGGCCTCTCCTCTCTTGGTATTTTTTAAAAGGATGTTCAAGGATTGCCATGTGCAAATTGTATGTTGCTTAAAGTATTCTTTACGATCACCGTAATAAACACCAACATCTAATCCTAGATTTATGTAATCTTCTTCGGTTTGTGTGACGAGACTTTTGTTAGGAACGATAACGATACTACGACCATAGAACTCTATGCTCTTACTCAGAGCGGCTGTCATAATCGTTTTACCTGCCCCTGTAGCGACCTCTTGTATCGACTGAGGGTTTGCTAAGAACTGATTGATAACTTCTACTTGATAGTCTCTCAGTTCGATGGATTGTCCTTCGCAGACATGTCCTGTGGGCCACTTAACATCTTCAAATGTGTTAGTGGTAATTTCATCAAAATCAAATGTGTTATTGTATTCCCTCATATCTTCTAACTCAATCGTGTAATTGAGTTCTTCCAAGATAGGAATAATTTGAGGTAATAAATTAATAAATGTGGAACCAGCAAGGCTACAATAACTAACCTTGCCGTTCCATCTACCTAGTTTAACACTGGGCATGTAACGTGCACCAGGAACCTCATACTCAAACTTTTTCATCAGTGCCCTACGAGCATCTAATTCAAGTCCGGCAATCTTTAGATTGACTTCATCTTTAATTTGTAGTGTTGCAGTTCCTGGCATTCGATTACGGCCTGTATTGTAGTGTTATAAAGAATTCAATACCACCTGAGTTATATCCAGGGTTGAATTCAAATCTTCTATCTAGTATATCTCTTACTGTAGCAGATAGCAAGTAGTTAGGTGCAATTTCTGATTCGATCTTGTAATCGATTGAACTTACATCATCAAGCATTTCTGTTCCATCATACGGTCCAGGCTTTCTATCGAATAGTCCAGTGTATGTGAATGACAATACATAGTTGTCTACATAAGATACAGATGATATGATTGCTTTATACTTTGCAACTCTAGGTTGATCTGAGTTAGTATAGCCAAACTCATAACCAAAGTCTGTGTCCATCCAATCAACACCTTTTGTTCCAGTCAGTCTCACACCTTCAGTATCATATTTGCCAGTGTTGACAAACTGTGATGATGCAAAACTATAGTCGATACCTTCTGAAAATTTGTATTTAAATACAGTTATATTTTTATAACCAAATTCAATACCTGTTGCTTCCTCAGGGTCTAGTCCAGGATTAGGTGCAGTCCATGCATCACCATTTAACTCATATAGAGTTGGGTTACGATATGATGTACCGAAACTTGAAAAGAAATCTCCCTTTGATGATCCAATACGATAAACAAATGCATCTTCACTTAAACGTAGACCTATGTTAATAGGCTCGTAGTTCAGCAATGCATACACAGAGATAGAGTCTTGCGACATACCTTCATACTTTTCATATTCAACTGTTGCACCATAGAGATTGTTACCAACTGTGTGCCTTGTATCTACAAATGCTCTTTCAGCATCTGAAGAATAAGTTTCTACGCCTTCAGTTTTATATTTTGCATCGTTAAAAGAATAACCAAACGTGTAGTTATCATTTCTTACTGATAAACTTCCTTTTGAACCTAACTGAGAACAATCATTTGATTGTGAGAAACTTGCGGTATAACAGTTGTCATAGTCATAGTCATATGATGTTGCTGAAATGTTCGTAGTGAACTCGCCTGTATCAAATTGACCTCTAGCAGTCATGTTTGTGTAGCCGTCAGTCTCATCATTGTCTGATCTAACACTATCATTGTTAACATCAAAGTATGTAAAGTTTAAACCTTTACCTGTGTGTGTAACGAATGTATGTTGAGGTCCTAGTCTTAAAGTAGATTGATCTTTTGAAAGATCGTCTTTAATAAAGACTGTTCCACCTAAACTACCTGAACCATATAGTACACTGTTGACTCCGTTAACAACTTTAATTGTTTCGTTTCCTGTTGCAAAATCATGTCCAAAGTCATACCATCCAGAGCCTGCATCATTTGCTGGAACTCCATTTCTGTATACACTTGTATGTACTGTTTGTGTTCCTCTTTCTGTGTAACCAGAAAAAGAACCATAACCACCTGCTTGAGTTGCTTCGGGTATAATTGTTTCTAATATATTAACGTCAGTCGAAGGGTCCGACTCTGCTTCATATGTTGTAGTTCCTACTACAACGATTTCTTCTATTTCTTGTGCATATACTGCTGTTGTTAAACACAACGATAATGCCAATGCTATTTTATTTTTCATACTATATCTATAGGTCTCCTGTTTATAATTTGTATATTTTTTATAGCGCCACCAACAATCTGTGGCTGTTCTTTTGTCGAACTGTATCTCAACAGTACCATCTCTTTAGTGATGTCCTTAGCATCGTTTAGTAGGTTAGATTTCCCTCCGTTAATAATTTCAATATCGTTTTCATCAAATACTCTACGTATTTCTTTTGCTATTGTGGTTATGTCAATTTGTCTATGTCTGACTCTATCCGTTGAATTCTTTAAAGACATTGACTTTATATTATCCAGATTCAAGCCTCTGGTTACTACAACTGTTTTACAGTCTATTTCTTTTAGCCATGACACAAATTCTTCTAAGTGATCAATGTCTACTTCAGGCGCATATTGTGCAAAGAATTCTAAACGAGGAACCTCGTTTGTTATATTGCTGTCAATTGCAACACCATGATATGCTAAATTAGCAAGAGTCTTTGGCTCTGTATTTAGGTTGACATCTTTAAATATACTGTCAAGTGAGTCATTGCTTCCAGCAATAGAATACACTCCATCGTTTTCTACAAGTGTAGGATCCCATGTCTGTTTTTCCATTGCTTCTAGTTGTTCTATTACTTCTTTGACTTCGCCCTGATAGATAGTTTCAAAATACTTAGGCAAGACTTTATATGCTATTTTCAATGCGTGGGTAGATGCTGGTGCTTCATAACGTTTCTTTTCTTTGTTCCACTTCCATATTGTATCGTCAGGATAATGATAGTTTTCTAACACCCCAAGCATGATACGTCTAAAGCCATTGATAAAATCCTTTTTAAAAGGAACCTTAAATACCAAAAGGTTTTCTTCTTTATTGTAACTAAGTCTGGCTCGTGTAAACTCAGGAAGACTTGGAATAATTTTTGACTTCCATTCTAAACTATGTAAGTATGGTTGTTGGAAGCCAGACTGTGATAATTGATGTTGGTATTTTGTTATTAGTCTAGTTAATAGATTGGATTGATTTTCAGTTATGTTTTTTTTCTCATGTACAAGTTGCATCATGCTAGACAAAAAAGAATGGTCATAATGACTCAATCGAACATTGCCATGTTGTAACATCCAATAGATAATATGTTCTTTGTTTTGTAATTCAATCTGATACATGTTTTTATTATACACTTCCTATAACTTATTATCAATTTATTTGGTAATAAAAAAGGGACGACCTAAGCCGCCCCTAACTCCTGACACAGAGTTTAAACTCTACGCATACACGTTGATTCTGCTAACATCTTCCAGTTGTCATTCTTTTGGATCTTAAACAAGTCAGCAATCTTAAGAGCCATTCTCATTGAGACTTCTCTTAACTTGTGTGCGTTCTCTTCCATGAAAGCAAATATCAAGTCGCCTTCACCATTCTCAAAATTGTAGTCACCGAACAATCCATCTGTACAGTCTCTATCAACTTGCTTGATTCGTAACATCTTGTCACGGTCATTGTCGATAGTAAGATCCAAGAAGTGACACCTAGACTGTAAAGCCTCTAAGTGATCTTGTAACTTCTTAGACTTGATGTTTTCAAACTTCAAGTTAGTAATAAAGATTGCACTACCTTTGAACTCAAATGAGTTTGGAATGCCTTCTCTGTTTAACAGACTTGAGTCTGAGTTCCAACAAATCTTCCTAGACTTGCCTGAGTCAAGTGCCGCCTTGAGAATGTTAAGGGCAAGATCGTCAGCAAATACAGAGTCACAATCGTCAAACACTAAAACGTTTTTAGCATCTGAGTACTTGTAAAGAACTGCGTATAAGCCTAGAGCAGTCATTGCACCTTTGACAACCTCGTAACGAGTCCTGCTGTTAGTCAGTTGATCGAACAATGAAGCCTTCTCCATTTGTTGCTCAACACCGTAAGACTTGCCTACGCCTGGAGGGCCACTTACAATCATTGCTCTAATATCGCCACCGATTGTAGCCTTAGCCATATCGTCTAAGATATCAAATCTAGTTTTGATTCTGTCCATTGCATCAGCATCAGACTCTACTACAGCAGGTTGAAAAGCAATTGTTGAATCGCCCATGATAGGATTCTCCGTTCCCCATTGAACATCATTGATGTTGTTTAATTGAATTTTTACATTCGCAATGTTAAACTGAGGAAATTGTCCCTCGTTTTTAACAGTGATATATCCACCACGTTTGCCTTCTGTGAAGCCTTTAACGAGAGTGAATTGTTGATCAACTACAGGTTGGTTCCTGTAAGTTCCGTATTTTACATTAATTGTAGACATATATTTTACCTCAGTGTCAGTGTGTAAGATTCTATTATACTACCGTTGAGTAGCAATGTCAAGCCTTTGGGCAAAAATAATTGAAATAATTTTAGTTGCTTTTTGATTTAACATACATGTATTATACGGGGTTTTGGTACCAAAGTCAAGCATTATTTTATTTATTTTACAATTATTTGCCTTGTAAAATCAATGACTTACGATTAGTCTACTGAAATATCTTCCATTCCAGCAGTCCTGAGACGAACTATGTGTCCCATTTGCCACTGTTTTGCATCTAATCCCTTCATAATGCCCAGATACTTGTTTCTAAGCAGGGCTACTTCATTGATTAGATATTCAAAGTCTATGACTTCATCTTCACCATCTACATACTTCTCAGCATCACGTGAGGTTAATGCTCGTTGATACTTCTCTAAGTACTTCTGAAAGTATCCTCTACGTATTTTACGTAGTTTGATGTTAAGCAAATTGAGCACCGCTTCAATCTCTTGTAATTGATTGAAACGATGTTCTGTTATGCCTGGGAGTGCTGTAATCTGTCTTTCAACTAATCCAGTCACTCTAACATCTACCTTAGACCCTATCAACTCATTTTCATAGTGAGCAATAAAGTCAGGTATGACTGCCAAGTCATGGCTTATGCGGGTGTACCAATTCATAGATCGACTCTACTCCAAGGATTGTTTGTTCTATGATCTAACAAATCCTGAATAGAATAGATACCTGCTTCCTTGTAAACATGGAGTGCCACTTTATAAGGTGACTTTCCACGTGATACATAATACGCCTGCATTTCTTTAACATACTTCTTTAAGTCAGTAAAGTCACTTGCCATTGGCTTCATTACAGTCATTAGTTTAATCCCAGTCGTCCTCGGTATCAATAGTATCTTCATCTTCTTCGATGGCATCTACATCTTCATCAGAAAAGTACGATAAGGCTTCAATGATTTCTTCATCGTTACCAAATGCTTTTTTGATTTCTGTTGCAGACATGCCATCATCAGTAAGATGATTTACTAGAAGGTCTGCGGCCTCTTTTGGGTCGCCGTCTTCTATACTTGGTCTGATCAGATGCCAGACCGTTGCTAAGTCATTTAAATTCATTATACCTCTTCCTCTTCAAGTTTAAGTGCTTCCTCGTTATTTAACTTATCGAGTGCCTCTTTAACATCAGAGTATTCAGTCATTACTAAATCCAAACAACCTTCAGCATTTGCTTCCCAAGGCTTTCTAAATTGCTTAATCTCAGTACCATCTTGTGCGATATACTTCAAACGATTACCTTCTTTAACTAGAATTCCTGCTTTCTCAAACAAGTCTACTAGTCCACTGTAAGGATTCATACCAGTCTCGTAAGGAATCTTCACTTGCACACCCTCGAAAGGTTTTGCATAACGAGTCTTCATTACTTTACAGCCTGCACGAATACCTCTTACATCAGAAATTTTGTTGCCGTCTGCATCCTCTTTAAGTTTCATTTTCTTCATAGCAACTACGATACTTGATGCATAGATAAAGCCTTGACCACCTGATATTTTATCATCTGGGTCAAACATATCTTGTGATGCATATGTATGATTAGTTGCGACAAGTCCAACGTTATAACTTCCGAACATGTTAACAGAGTTTCTGACTAATGATGTCAGTGCTTTGGGCTTACGACCCATGTCACCTTTCATGTCACCTTTGTCGAATTGATCGACATCGGTTGGTGTCAACATCATACCTAATGAGTCAATTACAAATAACACTTTAGGACGTTCACCGTCTTCCATTGCTTTATAATCTTTCATAAAGGTTGATATTGTTTTTGCTACATCATCAATCATACTCATGCTTAACTTAAGAAGTTTTTCTTCTGAAGTGTCCACACCAAGTGCATGTAACCATGCTTCATCAAGTGCATTCTCTGTGTCAATTAAGACTACAAAGATACCCTGATCTTGTGCTGATTTAACAATGTTGCCTGCGGCAAAATAAGATTTGCCTGCTCCTGATTCTCCTGCAAAAACGGTTACCTTACCTAGAGGGACTCCTTTATTAAAGTCTCCGCTGATAAGATAGTTCAATGCATAAGAACCTGTTGAGATCCAGTCAGTTGGATCATTAAAACCTATCGACAAGCCGTCGATGGATTTTGTTATGTCTTTTCTAAATTTAGACACATCAAATGGTTTAGCCAAAATATACTCCTATCGTATTGATTGTTTGTTAATGATTCTATCAGAATTAGAAGGTTTGTCAACTATATCTGGGCAACTTTCTGCGATTTCGTCAATTTCTAAATCGTGTGGAAAATGCCTTAATATGCTTCTTGCCCTGTCTCTAATGAGACTGGGAACCCTAGGCGTTTTGCCAGGGTCACATAGTTCTTCTAATAATTTAGTACCTTGTTTGAGGGCTCTATACCTTTCTGTTGGTATGGTCATTATAATTCTCCTATCAAAATAGGGAGAGGTATTTCACTCTCCCGTTATCAACCTACTAGCTATTGTTCTGTCTTGCACGAATCATTGCTAGAATGTCCTGTGCTTTATCGCTAGATGTATCTGTAGATGCCGCTTCTGCTACGGGAGCAGGAGTTGCCTCAGGTGCCGCTTCTGCTACGGGAGCAGGTGCCGCTGGTGCTGGTGTCGCTACAGACTCTGCTGGTTTAGCAGTTTCTTGTGACGCACTCGCTGGTGCTTGAATACCGTATGGACGATAGTATGCACCCCATTTGTCAACATCGTATGGACGACCATCTACAGATGCTTCGAACATTTCTTTGATGACCCTGAGTTCTGCTTCACTTGGCTTCTTAGGTAAGAAGTCTGCTAGATTGAATAGACCATGTGCTTCAATAGCCGCTTGTTCTACTTCAGTCAATGCAGATTCTTTACGTGACCAATTTGATGTTGAGTAATCAGCATACTGACCTTTAGTCGTTTTCTTAATGTTGAAATCAAGTCCACGAACGTAATCAGTTGGTAACTCTTCCATTTCTGGATCCATCAATGATGCTTTGATAAGAGTAAAGATTTGTGGAGAGATAACAAATCTACGAATTGGGTTCGCAGGTGTTTCATCTTCACCGATAGGGTTTTGACGTACAAAGCCTTGAAAGAGATAACTTCTCTTCTTCCAGTATTTGTTAGCCATTTCTTTTAGAGTTTCGTCTTTGTACCAAGGACGAACTTCCGCTAGTACAGGACAATTTTCCCCAAACATCTCTACGCAAGGAACTTGAACAGTTACTTGTTTTGAGTTTATATCACCTTTAACACCATTGAATGGTAGTTTGATGACTTGTCTTTCAATCCAAAAGAAAGAGTTCCCTGTATCAGCATCGGGCAAGAAACGCATAGATGCTAATGCACCTTCGTCCATTTTCCAATGCGGATAGATCGCTCCATCAGATTGTGGGTAATTATTACCTGTCGATTTATTTTCTTGTGCCGCGAGACGGGCACGGATGTCAGCTAGACTTGCCATATTGTTTCTCCTATAATGTGCTTTAATTTTAGCTTTCGTTTAGTTGTCGCAAGACCGAAGTCTCACTAGTGTAGTTTTTGTTAAAAACAATTTTTGACACATGAATCTATTATACACTAATATCTTCCTATGTCAATAAGTATTTATCACTAATGTACCCAAAAGAATAAAAACTTAGTGCAGATGAAAAATCGGGTACTTTTTTACCCCAAGCAATAAATACTAGTGCGAACCATTATTACTAACTTAAGGAGCCACCCGAAATCTCATTTGCTATATTATTTATAGCCGGCCGATGCTCTGAAAATATTTTGCACAGGAGCATATGCAATGACTGAAGAAAACATCACAATCGAAGGCGGCGATGGAGTCGTTCATAACTTAGATTTAGACAAGTACACTGATCTACTTTTAAAATTAGATGAGGCTAATGACAAAATCAAAGAGATGGAAGCATTGACCAAAGACTTAAGAAAAGTTTCCCATGAAGTGAAACCAAAAGAAAAGTTTACTATTAGTGGCCTATTCATGGACGACAACAAAATCAATGAAAAATCAATCATTGGCTTTGCATCGTTCTTTATGATGGTGGCGTTTGGTGTAGTAGACTTAGTGACAGGATTAGACGGCACAGATTTAGTCATATCAGACTTTATCTATACATCGTTTGTTGTTGTAACACTAGGATCATTTGGTATTGCTGAAGCAGGAAAAGCATTTAGCAGTAAACAATAGGCTATTTGGTATGTGGGGGTAGTTTTGCTTCCACAAACCATTCATGTATTCTTTTAACTGGGTTGTACTTTTTGAATCTTAACTTCTGATTACTAATAGTTAAGTTTTTTGTTTTAATTGCTGTGTAGTGATATGTGTGAGAGTTTCTAGTCTCACTTTCAGGTATCATATATACTTTCGATTGTTTCTTTTTCTTGTCTGCCATTTTTCCTATTGGTTATATAATTTAATATCTTCGGCATAATATGCCTTAATTTGTTCCATGTATCTTGGATTCGTTTGTATCTCAAAATGTATTCTGTGTTTAGTAAAATACTGAGCATTTTGTCCTGCGTCATTCTCCATTAATTTAAAAGGGATTATATTACTTTTACTTAAATCTAATTCTAACTCAGTCTCTAAAAAGTCTATGACTTTATTTTGAAAATTTGAGAGTCTATTTGTATTGGTAAGGTAACTATCCATTTTAAAAAATACACAATCATCAGTATTTATTCCCTCTAAGAATTTAACCTGAGGAACTGTGTGCCAATCAAAATGTACTTGACTGAACAATAAATCTAATACGTTTCTATCTTTTAAGTCCCTGAGTACTTCTTCGCCATGTAGATATTGAGTAATCCCTGAACACCAACGATCAATTGGATCTCGTAATATAACTATATACTTTTTTGAATTCAGGGAAGAAACATTTGTAAAGTTTATTTGACTTGAAGATGATTCTAACACATCTTCCATCCATTTAGATGCGTTTTTTGCAATCATAATATATGCATAGTCTGTGCCAACAATATTTAACACAAGGCCTGGCTGACGTTGGATTCTATTTTTCAACTGATTAATTGCTAACTTTGAACCACTGTCCAGGATCGTCAAACTTCATAAAGTATTTGAAATCGTACTTTGGTTTGTCTTTCCAATCATAAGGATTGCTATATCTGTTTTCTAATATGTACGTTTTGCCGTCTACAGCAACACCGCATACTAAATGATCTTCGCCTTCTTCTGTGACACAGTATATCACAGATACATCTTTCTTGTCAATGCCTTCTTTGATTAATAACTCTGCACATGTATTAGCAAAGCCATCACAATCATCTTTGAATTGTTCACCTGCTAAAACTGCGTCTGCATGACTAGTCCAGTGTTCGGCTTGCATGTATTGTTTGTCATCATGTAGGTATGTGAATTTACTTTCGACTAATGCATGAACTTTCTTTGCGATATCCTTACTCATCTACTTCTTCCTCTTTGCAAAGAATAGATTCAGGTTCTCTTTCACACATTTCTTTTTGTCCCTTAAGGACGATGTTGACTGGTTCGCCCTGCATTTCTGTAGGACCTGTGTCTTCGACTGTAGCACAACTTACTAAAAAGCAAATTGCAAATAGACTGATTAGCCTTTGTATTCTTCTTTCCATAATGTCCACGCACCGTATGCTATAGCGGCATAAGCAACTAGTGTTGCAATACCCTTAAACATTAAGAAACATACGCCTGCTGTAATTAAAGCGGCTCCGTCCCAAGATGTTCTTTCTTTTAATCTTGCACTTACCCAACCTTTAATGAAACTGAAAATTCCTAAAATCTTATCCATAATATTATTCTCAATTAATAGTGTCTTCTGCGTCTACTTCAACATCGTATACTTTGAAGTAATCTGCTTCTGTTGCTTTACAAACGTTACCCCATGGACAACTCCAATCATATAAGTTTTGCTTTGAACCAGGAGACCAAGGATCGTTCGCATCTTGCCAACGACTTAAGTTTAACCAATAGCCTTGGGCTCTACCTTCTGCCCAACGTTTGATTTGATCATCTGTGAAGATATCTGTTCCTGGAAAGCCTTGACCCATCGTGTATACAACAGTTGATATTGATCCTTGCTTAACAGTTATAGTCATGCCTGAATCATCTAAGTCAACTACAAAGTCTACAGGTTGTTTAATGTCAATGCCGTTCCATGATACTAGACCTTCAGAAGGAGTCAAGTTTTGAAAACATTGATTGTCTGTTGTTGAATAACTTAACTGAAAGTTTTGTGGGGCAGATGAACTACCGTCACCAATATGCATTGTGTGTTGAAAGACTACGTTGTTGTTTACTTCAAAGAAGTCAACTTCTTGGCAGTTCCAAGTTGGATTGTTTCCGCCAGCATCACAATAGTTGTCATGGAGAGGCTTTAATCCGGGATTGTTTGGATTGTTTACCATATAAAAAGTACTAGTAACAAAGTTACCAGATACATTGCTCAAGTCTGCTGTAAAACGAATCTGTGAAATGTTAATGTAGCCTTCATTAGAGACAACTCTGCCACCACATGATTCATCTGACTTACCAAATTGTACTGACCCTTCTGAGGATGGAAAACTTATTTCTCCGCAATCTGTGTAATCAATAGCAAACGTAGGTTTGAATGTTTGTGATTCAGAGGCTGTGTAAGTTAGATAAATCGCAAAAGATGCGACAAATAATAATATATATCTTTTCATTTATTTTCCTCTAAAGTTTAATACTTCTAATAATGTCAAGTAAATCTTCATCTTCTTGTATGCTTTTACGATCAGCAACTGTCTCTGCATCTTGGTTGTATTTGTCGTTGGCTCCGTCGTCATCTGCACCAACGTTACCATCTGGTGAGTTTTCTGCTTCATCGACTTTAGGGTCTTTGCGTTTAGGAGTAATGATTTCTCCTGTACCTTGACATTTTGCACAATCTGTGCTTGGACCAGATGAAGTTATACAACTACATACTTGAGGATTGCCCCCTTCTGGTTTAGTGTGACCGTGTGCTGGATCGTATTGCTTTAAGTCTCTTTCACTACTGTGTTTACTATTAGTAGTTGGCTTGCCTGCTTCTTCAAGTCCAGACAGTCTACGCATCTCTGACATTTGATCTGCATCTGCATTGTCAATCATCTGCTCAACCATACCGTGAATGATAGTATCTCTGTCATCGTCAGGATGTAATCCATGCTCCATTCCATATTCGTTAAGTTCTTGGTCAAACTCTTCAAGGCTCATACCTAATGCGTTTGCTAAACCTTCTTCGCCATGGGAATCATATGCCGCCATAGCCGCTTCAAATTGTTCTTCAGAGTCTGTTGGTTCGCTCATAGGATCAAAACTTTCTGATGCGCCAACTAAGTCGCCTACTTTAGCAGGTCTTCCTTTAGTCTTGCCTGTGTTCTTCCATTGTCCTGCTGAACCTGTTTTATAATTTCCAGCAAACTCCATTCCGCCTGACTTTGTTTCGTCTAGTGGATAATCTTTTTTAATTTCATTGTAGTCGTAATCATCTCCGTACTTTTCTTCGAACTCTTCTTTGTCCATTTCTTGTGCATCATGTACGATTTCTTTCATTCTGCCTTCATTGAGATTGTCATCAAACTCGTGTCCAACAATTTTTAGTCCTACTACTGAAGGGAAATAACTAAAGCCATCATCTGTGTGAATTCTTCCAGTTGATGCTTGATGTTTTGGAGCATTAAAGCCTACGACAATGACCTCATCACCTCTGAAGTCTTTTGTTGTAAATGGTAATTTAACTTCTTGTCCAGTTTTTTTATCAACTAGTTTAGGATTAAACTTTTCTGGTTCATCTTCCCAACGTTCATCAGCATAATCTCTTTCTTGGAATTCTGCTAATCCCATGACTCCAGCAATTGCTCTACCTATTGCACTTTTGTCTCTATCGGAAGTTCTTGAGGACTTGTTTCTTTCTTTTTCAAGTTCCATCTTTGCTTGTAGGCCTGCCGCACTCAATGCATCTCCTTGAAATTTGGATCCGCTATAATTACCGTTAAACTCATCTTCCAAGTAGTCTTGTAATCTACCAGCCATGCCTAAGGCATATTGCTTTTCGACACTTTCTATATTTTTAAAGTCTTTAATCTTTTTAATATACTGTGATAACAAAGCCTCAATAGCGGCCTGTAGTGCTTCATCTGACTGATGCTTTTGCTTAAGATCACTAATCAATTGGTCAAATTCATCTTGTAAATGATTAAAGTCTGACGCAACTTCATCTAATTTTTCTTTTCCACAATCACATTTAGGACAACTAGCATCACATGTACATTTAGATTTTGGTCCACATCCACATGCACAACCAGAATCTTCTTCTAATTCACCTGGTTTGGATCCAAAGTATGCATCCATTTCGCTATCGATAGTATCTGGCTTATTGTCAGAGATGTTTTCTTCTACCACTTCTTCTGTGATCTCTGTAATGCCTTTAGCCCATTGATCTAACTCATTGACTTCTTCAATCTCGTTGATGATGCCACTGTTTAGTCTGTTGAGAATAGGTAAAACACTTTCGATTCTTGGATCGATTGTTTCTTGTGCAAACATCTCTGCAATGCTTGATGAATCACCATCGTCTTCCATTAAAGGTGGTGTCCAAGATTCAAAGTAAGCATTGTAGCCTCTATGACTTTGCATCTTTTGTAGTGATTCTTTTAATTTTTTATGATGATTAACACCTTCTGCAATAAGAAGTGCAACTGATTCGTTAAACTGTCCTTTGCGAGTGGCACGAACAAAGCCTGCCATTTGAGTGTATTCTTCTACTAATGAAGTAATATGCTTACCACGATCATCGTAAGGAGTGCCGCCTTCTGCTACGTGTCTACCATAAACTCGTGCGATGCCTGGCATTCTTGTAGGAACAGCGAATCTTTCGCCTTCTGTGTTCTCTACAAAGATTTTGTGAACGTTTCTCCAACGTTGTTCACCCTCTTGTACTGCTCTATCATGCTGTATAACAACTTTTACGTTAGGTATATTGTCATTGTATGATGTCTTTTGATTAACTGCGTGATAGCCTTCTGACATCTTTTCTTTCTTTTTATTGGTTTCACGTTGTCTCATGTCATCTCCTGGTCTATCACCGTCTTGTAGTTCAAACGATAATTGTTTAGATTGAGCCCATTGTTTCAAATGCCTTAAGAAACCAGACCATGAATCATCGAATGGTGCTCCTTTTGTCTTGCCTTTTGGACTATTTGATTGCTCATCATTGTAGTATACTTTTAAATTGCTGGCCTGATCGATAGTTATCCATGCTAATCCGTATGTATCATCGCCTTTTTTAAAGGTGAACTCAAATACTTCTGCATCTTGTGGAGTAGTACGTTCGTTGTTTACATCTCTAGGTACGGGCTTATAGCCTCGTGTCTTTAAAAGCGAATAAAGTCGTGTATTAAATGTTTCCTGATCGATTGCCATAGTATTATTTATCTCTTTTAGTTAATCACTGCAAAGAAGGGTAGCGGTGGCACCTTCTCATCATGGTCTCTCATTTGCTCAGTCAAATCGCCGTGGAAGTCTTTAATGTCTTGTAAGATTCTAACGACAAGCAATGATGCCATAATTAAATCATCGTTGTCCCCTATCTTGGCGGCATAACTACCACCGGAAGCTACAAATGTCTTTAATTCACTGATAAGTCCCCTGCTATGTATTGTCATTTTCTTACTTTCAAGTAATGTTTTAAATTTAGCACATGCTGAAAGTTTAACTTTCTGTGTAGTTGTGTATCCTCTACGTCTTTTGCCCTTCTCACTTAAGAAGATGCCTTGAATATTTGATTCTCCGAACTCATTCAATGATATGAGTGCGGCTTCTCCAATTGAATTGTTTTCAACTGAATAATAGATATTATTAGGCTGGCCAGTAATGTCTGTTATATAACTTATAATTTGAGAAAGCGTTTTAATTTGCTTGGGAATGTCAGTCTTATTATCTTTCCACTCGCCTATCTGTGTTGTTGTGTTTGCTTCGAAGATTTGTATTGCACAAGGGTCACCACCTGTTCCTAACGATGGATCTAAACCCAAAACATAAATCATATCTTTCTTGGGCTTCTGAAACCAGCGTACTTGTCCCATGCGGTCAATAGGCTCAACTCCTTCCATCATAATTAGAGTGTTTGGATTGATAAGTGTTTCATCAGCGATTAAGAATTCACAACCAATCTCACGTGCAAATCTGTCATCACCCAATTGGGATTTAATCTCTTCTGCCCACTTTTCATCACGTCCCGGTTGTTCGTTCCAATATGATCTAAAGGGTTTAAATCCATTTACACCTAGTTCTGTTTCTTCTCCTTGTGCATCAATATTTTTGTTTGCGCCTTTCCAAATCAATGCAAACTGATCTTCGTCAGAGTTCGGAGTAGATGTGATGATTGCTTTACCACCTGTTGCTAGTGTTGGTGTAATAGAAGTCCAAAACTGCTCTGCAATTGTAGGTCTTACGAATGCAAACTCATCTAAGTATAAAAGTGTGATAGACATACCACGACCCGTATTCTCTGTAGTCGTTGCTGACACAATACGAGAGCCATTCTCAAAGTCTAGTGAACCTTTGTTGTATGTAGTCACACCTGCTTTAATATGCATAGGACATGCTTCATAGGCATATCTGATACGTTGCATAATTTCTTGTGAACCTGTGTACTTATGTGCGGCAATTAGAATCGTAGCATCAGGTACAAACATAGCATACCATAATAGATAACCTGCGGCTGATGTAGACTTACCTGATTGTCTAGGCATCAATGCAATAGAGTATCTATAGTTATGATATGTATTGATTAAACGTTCTTGGTATTCATAAGGATGATATTGAATTGAACCTTGTGTTGGATGCTGAATGTAAAAGAAGTTATCCATAAAGTATAGATAACCAGTTTCAGGATGACAACACTTTACAAAATCATCAATTTCTTTTTGATTTTTAAATGCTGTTTTTTTATATGCCGGTTTGACTAATTCGCCCGTACCACTTGCGTTAAAATTGCTCATACTAGTATTTAGTTGAGTTTTAGATCATCTACAAAATCAATATGATATTGTCTGCCAGGATGACCGTCAAAACATTGTATAAGTTGATTTTGATTTAACTTTATTTGTTCCCTAGATACATTTAAATCTTTGTCTTGTTCTTTTAAAAAGGGTTTCACTTCTTTTATAATAGGAAAAAATCTAGGTAGTAATTCATTATTACGCAATTCATTTTCAGGACACACAGAATAAACTGCTTTGCAAATATCTTTTAAATAATTGTGAGCACCTTCAATTAATAATCCTAGTTCCCATAAATTGTCAAAAGTAGTGTTGTATGTTTTATAATAATTTTCGTGGTCTGCGTATTGCGGTAACATTTCGACATGAACTTTAGGATTATAAGGAGTAGTAGATATAGAATCTTCTTCAGCCCAAATGACTTTGCGATGTGATGCAGGCCATTGAATAACTACTGTATCAGTAGATTGAAATTGAAATTCTTTGATCATTTGAAACACAAATTTAGGTGAGGAGCCTCCCCTACCTAAATTTACACATTCTAAATTTAACTTATCTGCTAACAAATGCGGCCATGCTAGATTACTTGCAGGCTTAATTTTAGATATAGCATCTTGAGGTGATCTATAATATTCGTGGTCTCGAAATTTTTTACCGTCTAACCCGATGCCTTGTGTTAAACTACAACCGAATGCAATGAGTCTCATGTTAATGTGATTTTTTGTAGTCTTGGTAGTCTAAGAAAAATCCTATTGCAACTAAAATATTCATTCCCAATGATGCTATAATCATATGAATATCTTCATAGACATCCATCTTAAGACTAAGATGTAAATGTCCTACTGCCCAAAATGGAATAGCCAATTGCTGACTAATCCATGATAACGTATATCTTACAAAGATAAATCTATTTGATGTCAAGTCCTTGAGCCTTTGTTGCTACGATACAGTAATAGTGTTCTCTCATTTTGATAGGTTCACCCTCTGGATCTTCAGGATTGTCTTGTTGTAAATCAAATTCTAAGTTATTAAATTGATCAATTGAAAAGCCAGTGCGTTGTAACAATGCGGCTAGTTGAGTATGACCAAATATACTGTAATGATTTAAATTAAATTCATGTTTACGATCATTGTCTGGAGCAGGCACTTCAATATAAATTTTTGAACCTTGTTTTAGAATGCGATTGTATTCCATTAAACTAAAGATAGGATAAGGAGAATGTTCTAATGCATGACGTAAAAAGATAAAGTCTACACTTTCATCATGGTAACCATCTTTCTGAGGCAAGAATGATAAATCATATCCTTTAGTCTTGTGTCCTTTTTCTTCGCAGATTTTGATATCGCCAGGAGACAATGTAATACCTAAAACATCTTCATACCCTCTTTCTTTCATTTCGTCTAAGAAATATCCTGGGCCACATCCTAAGTCTAAGATTTTAGAATCTTTAGGTAATGCTAATGGATCGATATAG